ATGTAGTTTGACCATTTATTTTGGCCGAATTTGTTTGTATTTATGCAGGCATCTCCGACCATATGAATCGTTGATCTACATTGCTCTACGGAGCTTCTACTGAGGGTACATCTATAACGTACCATTTTGGGCGGAAATTTTAATTTCCGTCCGTTGGGCCTTTTGGCCCATAAACACCCTCTGGGTCTCTTTTGACCCTTTTGTCGTCAGGATAAACATATCCTGCCGTTTGAGCTTTTGCTCATAAAACCCTGGGCTTTAGCCCATTTATGAGGTGATTTGATCTCTTTTGATCTTTTTGTCTCTGAGACTTTAGTCTCTAAAAACTAGGGATACCCTATTTTGAGTATCACCATGTTCACATTTTAATCGTTGTCCGTGAAAGAAGAAACAACGCGTTTTATTACTTTTACCGTGCCTTGGCAAGTCATTGGGAGTAATAATTCGAAAAGAAAACGTGTCGTGAGCCAGCGCGACTAGGGGGAATGTCAATGGTGCATAACCATTTCCCTGAAATTACCCAGCGTACTGCAAAACAAAATCAAAAACAACGTCGTGCTGCTCTTGAAGAAAAGTGGAAAGCTTTACAAGAGCGCAGCAAAGATGATTTTCTTGAAGTCGATTATATCGATGAGAATCATTACGATACAGTTGATACTGTTGCTGCTGAACCTAGTTCAGTGGCGCCACCTCTCGATCCTCTTGAAGAGGACGAGAAATACACTGTTGATGTCATGACTGACGTCACACACTCCGTTGCTGTAGCAAAAGCTGCAGTTAAGCATGTGGAGTTGCGAGTCACTAAAAGTGGCTATGAGCGAACTCCTAATGAAATTGCTGGCGAAGCAAAAGCTATCGCTCGCAAAGAGAAGAATGCTAAAGAGAAGGCTGTACGTCATAGAAACGTACGTCGTCTCAACAAGGATCTTGCTTTAAAACACAACCGTAAGGTTAAGAATGTTTTAAGGGAAGAACCAGAACACTTACCAGATCACTTCACACGGGTTGAACAACCTGTTGTTGAAGAGGTCAAGAAGAAAGTGCGTTCGAAGAAAAATCCTACTGGGAAAGTATCTTCGCTTTATTCAAAAGATCAGCGCGAAGCCTATCGAAAGGCTCGAAATGCTGAAAAATTGAGGAAGAAGAACGCCAAACGTGAGAAGCGAGGTAGACCCCGACTTGGGAAACCAGATATCGAAACAGAAAGCAAAGACATCGAAACAGATGAAACTGGCTCTTCTTTCGACTATCGTTGGTATCACCAATGGTTTGTCCACCAAGCAACAGGCTTTGGGCTTACTGCTCTATCCCGTTATGGATTCCTAGATACTGGAACTCCAGTTTATATGGCGGTATTGTATTTTGCTCAACTCTTGCGCTCTCAATCACCAATAGATGATATGCTGTCTACCGGACAGATGTTCTTTGGCTTGCACCATGTAGGTCGCACCGAAGATATAACATCTCATCTAACTGGCGCTCTTGAAGTTATTAAAGACTACAAGAATACCAGTTCATCTTTTGCAAGATGGGTGAGTTCACAACCATCGATTTCTGAAAAGATTCGGTCGTCTGAGTTCTTTAAAAAAGAATACAAACGATTCGAAGACAGATACGATCAGCGTGGTTATGGTTTTGGACCTATGTTTGAATCCAGAAAGCACGCAATTTTGCGAGCGCGAGACAAGAGATGGCGGGTAGATCCTGATTTGAACACCACCGAGTGGGCAAAGAAGGCTTCACCTCCTGACGCAGACTTGGAGTTCAAGACAGAGTCCCTGTCAGATACTCTTTCTGTACTAGCCAGTGGTGCATCGCTTATTTTGAATTCGCGTGTTATCAAAGCAATTCGGGATGTCATTCTAGCCTTAGCTGGTTGGAAACTATTTCCGAAAGACGTGGCAAAGAAGTGCCATACTTGGTTTGGTAAACCCAAGCCCATGAATGTCATCGACACGTTGTGTGAAGTACTGAATTCATTATCAGTAGTCACACGTGCTGGTGAACTCATGGTCAGTGGAACACCGTTTTCAACGGTTCTCTTTGAGAACGATCCAATCATGAGTGTAAAGAGTCAGACGGAGCAATTGCTTCGATATGAATCTGCTCAATATACTGGAATGCCCGTTCTTGGTTTTTTGTGTTCTCGAGAATTTGTAACTCGAGCTGATAATTTAGTTAACGGGATGGATGCCATTCTACCGAAAGTTGGCGCGTTCAATGAACAGCGAAAAGTTTTGGAAGAATTGAAAGTTCGTCTCCTTAAAGCTAGACTAGCTTCTCAACTTCGTTTGTGTGGCAATCGTCGTGCCACTCCTTTTGGCATAGTAGTTCATGGCCCACCACAAGTGGGAAAGAGTTCTGTCATTTTGTTAATGGCACAAATCTATTCACGAGTTAAAGGTCGTGAGCATGATTCAAGCCATATATACGAACGCGAAACAAGTTCTGAATATTGGGAAGGTTACTCACCGTATTCCAACCCTATTATTCACTACTCGGAAGTAGGTAGTGTAGCAAAGGATATCGCCTCAAAGAAAGGTGATCCCGTTGCTAAGGAAGTGTTAAGTGTGGTAGATTGTCTACCATACCGGTGTAATATGGCAGCAGTTGATGACAAAGGAAAAGTTCCTTGTTTGGCAGATTTGGTTCTTATTGATACCAATAACCCAGGCATGAATTTTGAACATGTTGTCAATAACTGCTCTGCAGGCTGGAGGCGCTTTTTGTTCATTGAAGTTTCTGTTAAAGAGGAATTTCGTAAAAATGGACGCAATATTCTCGATGGAAGTATTTCATCTGAGAATTTCTTTGATAAATGGGATTATCGCGTAACTATACGCGAGCCAAATGGAAATACTCGATATAATGAGGAAGTCCTACTGGATTTTTCTGACCCTAACGGTTATGAAAAAATAGTTCCACTTATTACCACTCTGCTAACACGTCACATCACCCGTGAAGAGGCTTGTAACAAAGATTCTCAATTTGTTGATTTTTCTATGTTCGACCTTGCCATGGATGGTGAAGGTGAGGTATATGATGTACCTGAAGCAGATCAAAAGGATGCTATAGAAGCAAACCTCGTAGTTGAAGCCGGAGATTTATCTCCAGCTTACACATTCTATGATCAATCATATGCGTTTATTAAACGTATGGGTGAGATTGGATACGAGTCATCCCTCATGATTGCATTGATATTTTATCAGTACTTACTCATGTATTTTGGATACATTGTCCATTTAAAGTTCAGATTTAGAGCTTTTTTCATGGTAATGGTTGCTGCCATAGCATTCTTCTGTGGAATGTTACCATACTTGCTGTTTGCAGCACTTGCGGTTCTCACGCAAATTGATTATGCGAAGGAACGTGATGTTGCGATTGATGATTTTATGACTGAAAGTCGTAGGCGAATTTTGTCGCCAGTAGTACGACTAAAGCAAAAGTATGCTGAGTTGAAAGGATATTTATTTGGGGCATTTGATGTCCAAAATTTGTTCTCAACACGCAGTGTAATCATCATGTCAGCTTGTACAGCCGCAGTCGGTAGTATTATTGCATATAAGAAATTTATGGAAAAGAAGCCTAAGCCACATGCTGAAGCTTCGGAATTCGTAGTTGAAACTCCTGAAACAAAGGAGTGTAATGATACCGAAAAACTGTATGGGTGTGGGAGTTCGTATAAACGAGTTCGCACTAAAGGTACTGGTTTTCAATGGCACAATGTCATGCAACCACCACCTTCTGTCCATACAGGCGGACGTAAGTCTTTGTCTGATCATGTCTTGAGAAATACACGTCGATGTCGTGTAGTCAATGCAGATCTACCACGAGAAACCTATTGTTTAGGTGTTCGTAATGATTATGCTTTGATTCATCGACATGCTCTCCGAGGTAAAAACCGCTTAACAGAGATTAAAGTCTCCGTAAAAGGCGGCATCGAAGAGCATGATGCGTACAAGAATGTGAATGTTGAATGGAATAATGCCGTTATGGTCACAGACGATATTGCACTCGTCCGTATTAACGAAATTTCCTTCAAAGACATTATGAAACATTTTCCAGAAACAGTTGAACCATTCACGAATGCTCGTGGTATGATTCAATCTGAAGACATCATGGTTAGAGCCTATTCCAAACCTTTGGAAGTGGACGACGGTGATGAGATACTGACTTACCAAAATACCGTTTACTATGAATGGGGTAATCACACACCGGGAATGTGTGGATTGCCTGTCGTAGCTGAACGGGACATAGGATCATGTATTGTAGGACTTCATAGTGCTGGTAGTAAGAAAAACTCCAGTTGCTTTGCTATTGTCATCACTCGATCAATGATTGATGATGCTATTGCGGAGCATATGGAAGGTGATTTCTTATCCCCGATCTACAGTGAGTCGTCGATAATTTCGACGATGAAGCTATATGACCCTCATCCAAAATCTCCATTTTGTTACGAGGACGCTCGGCGTCTCGATTACTATGGTTATAATGGTAAAGTAGTGCATCATTCAAAGAGCAAACAAAAACGTTCCTGTTTCACGGAACGAGCTCTTGAAGATCACTTCGAAGAGGTATATAGTCATGTACGCAAAACTCGCTATGGTCGACCAGTCATGAAACCTTTCAATGGTTCTGATGGTTGGGTATCTCCATACAATCGCGGATTGAAGAAAATGGCGAAAGATAAGGTCGCCCTCGATCCACGAATAATGCGGAAATGCATTGACGTTTTCACGACTCAAGTTCTAGAGAACTTAAAAGATAAGGATATTCCTGCTCTCCAACCTCTAGATCTCAAAGTTGCGTTGAATGGTTACCTTGAAGATTACTATGTCCGAAAGCTCGATATGAAAAGAGCTGGAGGATATGGTTTCAAAGGCAAGAAACTCGATCATTTAATCATTGTTAATGATGAAACGAAAGAGTATGAGCCAACCCCGGAACTATTGAGCGAAGTCAACCGTCTTATTTCTTGTTATGAGAATGAAGAGATGGGTGGAATCGTTTTTGTCGCCGCATTGAAGGATGAACCTCGAGATGTGCTTAAAGTAAGTGTCGGAGGAACTAGAATTTTCTATGTTACCCCCTTCGCTTATCTATTAGTGCAACGCATGTTTATGATGCCATTTTACTCACTTATGGTGCAGTATTGTGACGCTTTCTATACCGCAATCGGTATTGACATGCATCGAGAGGCAGACAGATTCTATAAACGCATGAATAGCTTTAGTGATCTCCATATTTTGGTAGATTACGGAGGTTTTGATGTATCAATGCCTTTTGATATTACGCGGTGCTCAAACCAAATAGCCATCAACTTGATGCTATCGTTGGGGTATCCACGTGTCGCGATGAAGATTGTCATGGGATTAATGTCCGATAATTTGTTTCCAAACGTTGAAATGCTTGGTGACGTCTTTTGCAATCCTGGTATGCAGCCTTCTGGCAAGTATGCTACTGCTGAAGACAATTCTATTAAGAATGTCACTATTCAACTGTACACTTGGTACGCGGATCCTAAATTGTGGGACAAAAATTTCTTCAATTACGTCCTTCCATGCACGTATGGAGATGATAGTGATGCTGCGATTAAGGAAGAAATTCTTCCTTATTATAACGCACTCACTTTTGCGGAACGAACTCGACAAATGGGATTGGAAGCCACTTCGGCCGACAAATCTGGTCTCGACGTTCCGTTTTCAACTTCCGATCAGATGGAATTTCTGAAGAGAACCTTTGTCTATCATCCTTTGTTAGACAAAGTAGTCGCTCCCCTATCTCTTGATTCAATTTTTAAGACTCTAGAATGGCAAATGCCTTCTGGATCTGTAAATGAGATCACCCAGATGGAGAGCATATGTACATCCAGCTTGAGAGAATTGTTTTTCCACTGCGAAACCGTAGGAAAATTCAACACTTCTCGTACATTCATTCTGGATACTCTCAAAGAAACCTATCCACAAGCAAGTTTTAACTTGCCAATGTGGGAGGACATCAATCAATCCCTATGTTCCACCGAAAAATTGGTGGTAAAGGAAGGAAGACCACTGGAGGATATTGCTATCTCAATAGTGACAGAGTCTCTAGCATTGAGAGGAGATCTGTATCCTGCACACCGTTTTTGCTTGCATCTTCACGGTTACCAAGAAGATAGAGACAAACATCCTTTGTCTCCAGGCCGAGATACTGGATGTATCATTCAGAGGTCAGCAACACAACTCAACACACTTGAGAAACTCCAGGCTCGGAGAGATAGAGCCACGTTAGATTTGGATGACGTTAAGAATCCATACCCCGGTCTGAGTTTTAATGAAGTTAAGACACATCCACTCATTTTCCGTCATGGAAATGCTTGGGATGAATGTGTCACATTTCATAAACTCAGTGGTGAGATAGAAGCTTTAGATGCTACAATTCGCACTCTCAAATCGCAGTGGCGAAAGAGAGATATGCGGAGGAAGAACATCTTTTCCATTTCTCGTTCCACTGAGTTCGTCACAGAATCAGGGGAGTTAGACTCCGGTCCGATAGATTCTTCCACAGTTACTAACTATGGAAATCTAGAAGATGTAGGAGGATTGTCTCCCGACATGATGAGTGCTGGAAACTCTCACGACCTTGATGCGGGACAAGTGAACAAGCTAGACATGGGCGACTTTTTAAGTCGTCCTGTCGAAATTGCTGCGTTCTCAGTCCCCGTGGGGGACCAGATCAACTATAATGTTGAGATTTGGGATGCATTTTTAAATGTACCCGCAGTTCGAGCAAAGCTCCGGAACTTCGCATTTTTGCGAGGTGACATGCGCGTTCGAATTGCAATTTCTGGTTCTCCTTTCCATTATGGAAAAGTTCAGGTGTCCTACCAACCATTTGGCTTTCACAACTCTAGTTTAGATGTAGTGAGTAGCCTCACTGGAGCTTCGCGCTTTGCGCGATTGTGCTATTTATCACAATCTCCAGGAGTGGCTGTCATGGATATTAGGGACAATCAACCGTTAGATATAGTCTGTCCGTATATTAATACGCAACCAATGATACGACTCTTTAATAAGAGCCCATTGGTTATAACAGACATCACCTCTTTCGATGACGCAGAACATTTAGGTCAGCTATGGATTACATCCATAAACGACGTCTCAGCTGCTTCAGGAACTCCAACTGACATTACTGTCTTTGTATATGCAATGATGGATAATGTTCAATTAGGTACTCCTACAGGCACTGTAGTTCAGATTACGACTGAGTCTAAAGACTTGTCAGATGAGCGCGAGAAAGGACCCATTGAAAGGTTTGCAACTCGAGCGAGTCAGATTTCTGATGTTCTCACGGTTATCCCTGAGATAGGCGTTCTTGCTAAAGCAAGTTCAAAAGTCTTTGCAGGTGTTGGCTATGTAGCCTCACTGTTTGGATTTTCCTATCCCACCATGAACAACGAACCGATGCGGGTTCGTATCCAACCATACCAAAATGGTGCAAACACCATTGGGTATGATACTGGAAAACGCATCACCCTCGATCCTAAGCAGGAATTGACTGTGGATCCACGCGTTTGTGGAACCACCCAAGACGACATGGCATTATCTGCCATTTGTGCTCGAGAATCACTCTTGGACACTTTCGTCTGGGATGCTACTGATCCTCCGCTGACTACAGCGATTTGGACAGTTCCCGTCAATCCCATGCTATCTAGGCGCATTCCTCTCGGAGCTCCAACTCCGTATTTGGTTACGCCTACCGCTCTTTCCTATGCAGCAACTCCTTTCCATTATTGGAGAGGGGACATCAGCTTTCGATTTGAAGTTGTGTGTTCACAATATCATCGAGGCAAGGTAGCCATTTTGGCTGAACCTAACATTTCGCAAAATGTTGCGATTGACGCCTCCTTAGATTTGAACAAACAGTTCATCAAGGTCCTTGATATTCAAGAGGTCCAAGATGTAACGTTCACAGTCGAATGGATGTTTTCGCGAGCATGGGCGAGAAACATGCCTAATTCTCTTTTAGGAGATATAGGTGGAGTCGGATTTCTTGGAGATGCACTCTATGATTATGCGAATGGCTACATTGCTGTCATTCCATTCACTGAGCTGCAGTCCCCAGATGGTTCCAACATTGAAATCAATGTTTACATCTGGTCCGAAGATATGCAATTCAACTACATGACTAGTGAATTCATCCCAACAGTTCGTCCTGCGACCGAATCTCGATCGCTCGATGTTAATGATGATTTTTCACAAATGTCACTAAATGAGTCCAGTGCTAACAAGCAAGGACTCTGTGAATTACACTTTGGAGAATTACCCGTCTCCTTTCGTGGACTCTTGAAGAGGTTTCAAGGTCCATATGCCTCGGCAGATATGACCGTTGCTCTGTCCAGCAACACATCAATGGGAACAGTTCATCCGAACTGGCCCCCGCCATCCCCGGCGTTTGATGGAATAGCTGGCACTACCTCCTTGATAGGTTACCTGAGATATGGTTTCCTAGGTATTCGAGGAGGTGGTAAGCACCGGTTTAACTACCTTGGCCCGTTGACTACCCGAGAACTGGAGTCCGCACGAGCTTACCTACCCATCCCATCTTCCACTTCACTCTTGTCGATTTTTCAAAACAATTTCGACGACAATTATAGATGTTCAATGATGGGTACCATTACTATGGTACCCAACACTAATGGGTCTATAGAGTATGAAATTCCTTTCTACTCTAATAACTTGTTCGGTCTCTCGTTTAGCGACGATCCGTTTCCCTCCACAAATTCGAATTTCGATCCTGTGGTGCTACGGAATGGCGTTAATCGGTTAAATCACAGCTCTACTGACACCGGAGATGTCCACATCGATTATTCGTGGGCAGCTTCTGAGGACTTTTCCTTGATGAGATTTCAAGGAGGAGTTCCATTTCAGTATGGCTAGCGGAAGGGCGCTATATAAACACGTTGGCCTCGGCTAACTACCCTTATTCTTTAAATAACGGGGCCACCTAC